TTTCGCTACCTTGCGGAATTTTCTTTTCACTTTTTGGTTTTCTTTTTAGCTTTTTTAGGTTCTTCACCCTGTTTTGTGAACTGATAACCCATTATTTTTTTCCTCCTTTTTTAACTTTTTTCTTTTTTGGTGGTCTGCCGACCTTAGAACCATAAGTTCCTTTCCCCATTGGAGCCATGATGTTTAAAAAGTAGCTGTCTTTATATTACTTCCTTTTGAGTCTTTTAGCAGTACACTTAAATTATGCTTACCATAACTATCACCACCCCATTAGGGGATATTGAAATTCAACACTCAAAAAAAACAGCAAAGGCTGTGGGTTCAAAAGATGCCGTTGAGCTTTGG